TCAGCTCACCACGGCAGGCGGAAACACCCACAGCCGGAATGTCACCCTGACGAGGCTGTTGCCGGCGCTGGCGTAGCCCAGGCTTGCCGGTTCCATTTGCACCGTGCGCTCGGTGAAGGTCGATCCATCGAGGCAGACCATCATGCGGAAGCGGCTGGCGCCTTGGCTGAGGTCGCTTTCAACGAAGGTCTTGAATGTCGCCATGGCGTCTGGCTTCAGCAGCCGCCCCCACTCCAGAACGGGCAGCACCCATGGACGGCGGCGCACGCGCACGTTGCCCGCCTCCATCTCAGTCACGAGGTGGGCGTTGCCAAGGGGGGTGTTTTTCCACAGGTCGTCGAACGGCTCGTAGGGCACAGCGCCCGGCCAAGTCGGCAAGCTCATTTCCGTCACCTCCGCATGGTCATGCCGCGTGCGGGATTGAGGCCAAAGCGCCCGGTCATAGCCTTCGCGATCGGCCCCATTTCCTCCATGTCCTTGATGATCTGCGCACGGAGCGAGGTGAGGAGTGACTTGTTGTTGCCCTCCATCACTTTCTGCCAGTCCATCGGCCCCATCTGAGAGCCCTGCCCCGCCGTGATGTTGTAGGTGGGCGCCAAGGTGGTGCTGTTCGTGAAGCTCGGCGCCGCCACGCTGCCGCGCACGTCGGGCACGCGCATCTCGACAGGGATGCGTCGTCCGTCCGGAAGGGGTACCGCCGCCTCGGGTCCAGCCTCGCCGAAGATCGCCGCCTTGCGGGACACTCCGCCGGAGGCATAGCGCTTCAGCTTGCGCGGCCCCTGCGGCGTCATCACGCCGCCTTCGGCGAAGCCGAGCATGCCGGACAGGCCCATGCCGCCCCCCATGCCGCCCATACCCCCGCCCATGCCGCCGAACAGCATAGCAAAAAGCTGCAGCACCAAGCGCTCTAGAACCATGTCCATTATGCGTTTGAGAAGGCTCTTCAAGGAATCCGCGAAGGCGTCGGAAGCGCTCTTCCCATCCATAAGCCCGGTTGTGAATTCGGAGAGGAACCCCTTCGTCAGGTCCTTGGCTTGGTTCAACTGCTCCTGCGCCGCCTTGGTCTGCTCAATGGCCGCAGTCACCTCGCCGTACTTGTGGGCCATCTCGCCGAGCTGCGCCAGTTGCTCCGGCGTGAGCGCGATGTTCTGGCGCCGCGCCTCGGCTTCCGCCTCCTGCATGAAGATGTATTCGGCGCCCGCCTGCTTCGTCATGCCGAGGGCGTTGCGCTCCATCTCCAGTGCGCGCACCCGCTCCTCGGCGGACTTGAGGACGTCGGCGCCGGACGGTCCCTTGGACGGCAAGGCGGGATCGAAGGTGGCGGCAGGGGTGGTCGCGGGCGCGGTCGCGAGCTTCGCCTGAAGGTCGGCAAGCCGCTTCTGCGCCTCCTGCACCCGCTTGATGCTCTCCTCCACAGAGGCCGCCATGTCCGCCGTGTTCGTGGTGGGCATGGTTGCGCCGTACTTGGCCGCCCACCCGCCGAGCTTCTGGTTCGCGGCCACCGCCTTCGCATATTCGAGTTCGGCTTCAGCATCGGCCAAGGCACGCTTGGCGTTTTCGACGTGCTGCTCGCCGAGGCTCTTCAAAGCCGCCTCGGCGCCGGGCACCCTGCCCTTCACCGCCGCAATGGCCTTGTCGAGCTCCGCCATGGCGGCCCGATGGTTATCGGCCGCGACCTTGGCTTGATCCTGCCGCGTGGCGAGCAATGCGATGGCACCAACAAGCGCGGTAATGGCGATGCCGGCCGGGCCGCCGAGAAGGCGCAGGGCCGCGCCCAAGCCAGCGCTCGCGAGCGTGGCCGCACGCTGGGCAGCCGCTACGGCAAGGATGGTGGCGTTGAGCCGGGTAAGCTGCACTCCTGCCGCGACGGCGCCGGCCGCCGCTGCGCCCAGGGACGCCACCAGCGGGCCGAGAAGCGCACCTGCGCCGATGGCTCCGATGGCCACGCCAACGCCGATGATCTCGGCCTTGTACTTCTCCAGCGCCCCCGCGCCCTCCAGCACTCCGGTCTTGAGCGCCACCTCGATCCGCGAGCCCAGTTCGTCGAACTGCCGCGCCACCTCCTGCGCCTGTTTCCCCACGTCGTCGGAGATGACAAGGCCGAGTTCACGGGCGCGCTCGCGGGCGCGGGTCAAGGAACCCTCGCCCTGCTCCATGAAGCGCAGGAACTGCTCGCCGCCGGTGCCGCCGAAGATCTCATCGGCGATGCGGATTTGCGCCGCCTTCGAGAAGCCCTTCAGCTTGTCGATGATCTCTTCAAAGAGCGCCGCCGGGTCCTGGAGCTTCTGCTTCAGATCCTCGGCCGAGTAGCCCATGCGCTTGAAGGCTTCCTCGCTGGAGCCGGCGCCGGTGCGGATGAACTCGTCGGCGCGAAGCTGCATCTCCTTCAGCCCGTCCGCGAGCGCGTCCACCCCCACGCGGCTCTGCTCGGCCGCGTACTTGAGTTCCTGGAAAGGCTCGAAGGCCACGCCCGCCTTCTGTGCCTCGGCCGCGAGGTCGGCAACGGAGGTGGCCGCGGTCTTCAGCGTCGCGACGATGCCTGCCAGGCCGCCGCCCGCGATGATGCCGGCGCCGCCCAAGGAATTGAACGCGCCGGTGATGGCCGCGCCTGCGCCCGTGAACGCCGCCTTCAGCGTCGCGGCAGAGGACTGCGCCCGCCGTTCGATCGCCGTGAACCGTGCGTTGGCGGTCTTCTGCGCCCGCTCGAAGTTCTTCTCGAAATCGCGGATGCGTGCCTCAAGCGAGACGACAAGCCGCTCGTTACCGTCAGACATTGAGCCACCTCATCAGTTCGTCGGTCCCCTCGACATCGTCGAAGCCGGAACCCCCGGCGCCGCCGGCGGCAGCCCGAGCCACGGCCATCGCGGCGGCAACCGCGCCGTCGATGCGATCCCGGCTTTTGCCCTTATGGAAGGCACGATTGCCGGCAGCGTCCGTGTGCACGGAAATGTTCTCAAAGTTCCACCGCAGCACCGGATGGCCGCCGTGGGTGAAGCGCCGGCCGACGATGGCGCGCTCCAATTCCTTCACGGCCGGCGCCATGGTCACCCATCCCTGGCGCATCTCGACGGCCGGCAAGCCATCTTCCAAGAGGTCGTTCAGCATGTTGCGGGCCAAGTGCGGATCAAAGGCGATCTCCTGCACGCGGAAGCGTTCGCAGAGGTCGCGGACGGTCTGCTCCACCGCGCGGAAGTCCACCACGTTCCCAGGGGTCGGCGTGATGAGGCCGTCTTCCGCCCACGTGGGGTAGGGCACCCCGTCGCGCTCGGCGCGGGCGCGCAGGTTGTCGGTCGGGCAGAAGTAAAAGGGATGGACGATGTAGCCGTCTTCCCCCTCGCGCCAGGCCGCCACGACGCAGGTGAGGTCCCCGTTCGACGACAGGTCCACCCCGAGCCAGCACGGTTCGCCTTCGAGCGCCGCGAGGTCCACCGGGCCTGCCCCTTCGTCGTACACGTCCATGTCAACGAACGGGTCGGCGGAATGGTCGAGCCAAATGTTCAGGTTGAGCTGGCGAAACGCCGCGCGGTCACCGGGCTTGCGCTCGGCTTCCCGCGCGAACTGGCGCAGCCCCTCGATGTCCGGATAGCCGTGGGCAAGGCCGGGATTGACGCGGCGCCATACCGTCTCGTCGCGCCAATCCTCGTCCTTCTGCGCCTCATAGATGATCGGCAGAATGGACGGGTCCACCGCCTGGCCGCGCGCCACCTTGCGCGCGTCTTCGACGATCTCGTAAGCAAGGTTCTCCTGCCCCCGGCCGGCGGTGGTGGCGACCATGAGCAGCGAGCCGGGCGTCTTCACCAAGCCGGAGCGCAGAACGTCCCACAGATCGCGCTTCTTCCAGGCGTGCAGCTCATCGGCCAGCACAAAGACAGGGGTGCGCCCATGCTGGCTTCCGGCATCGCAGCTCAGGGCCTCATAGAAGCTACGCCGGTGGGTGTTCAAGATTCGGTTCCTGTATTCTTGCGTATTGGTGAGAACCTTGAGCTGCGGCGATATTTCAATCATCCCGCGCGCTTCCTCGAAGGCAATGCGGGCCTGCTTGCGATCAGACGCGGCCGAAAGCACTTCGCCACCGTCGATCCGCTCCGGCCCAAAGGTGTGGAGCAGCGCCAGTGCCGCACAGAGGGAGGTCTTCCGGTTGCCGCGGGGCAGAAGCAGAACGACGGTGCGCACGATGCGCGAGCCGTCAGGATGGCGCGGCCCATAGATCCGGCGGACGATGTCCTCCTGCCATGGGTCCAGTTGGAATTTCCGGCCAGGCAGATTGCTCTTGGGGTGATTCAGCGCGCGCAGCCAGCGCACGGCGCGGTCGCCGTGGCCGAGCGGGTCGGGGATCGGCTCAGAGGCCGAAGAGGTCGCCTTGCCCACCTTCGCCTCCCTTGATGCCCGGGCGCCCACGGCTCGCCGGCGTAAGGCCGAGCTCGGCCGCCATCTGGCGCGCCTGGTTCATCGCCGAATCGCGGATAGCGACGGCCGGGTGCCGCTTCGGCCCGCTCGGCCCGGTGAAGGTCAATCCTTCCTTTTTCAAAGTTCGAGTCGTCGCGATCACGGTGGCGCAGGCCTCGCAGAAGTTGGCGAAGATGCCGAGGTCCGCCATGCTCAAAGTGCCCCGCTGGTGGAGGACGGGCATCTGCCCAGCCCACACAGCTTTGCCCTCATCAGAAAGCCAGTCGGGCGGAAGCATGTCGCCGGGCAGATCCTCATCGATAGGCATGATCTCAGCCTTGACCCCCCTCATTGGTTTCTCGCCACGGTGCGCAGCTCCAGCCCGTGCCGCCGGCCGATCTCCTTCACCTCCTTGATGTCGTGCGCCACGCCCTCGAAGAGCACACGGTCGCGCACCGTCACGCCCGCTAGGAAGCGGGTGCGGAAGATCACCGCGGCCTCGCCGTGGAGGCCCGCGGCCTGGAGAAACTCCGCGGTGCTCGCCTGCACCAGCGCCGCGCGGAGGGTCGCGAGGGTCGCCCATGTGGTCGTGACCACGCCCAAGGCGTCCCGCGCCTCGCTGGCGCGCTGGATCGTGACGACGCGGTCAAGCGTGCCCGCCCTCATGGCGCCACCTCCAGAAGGCAATCCACCGTGAGCACGCCGTGCGCCGTCTCGCCATCAGGATCGCGAAGGAATCGCACCTCGCGCACCACAGTCGAGATGGCGTGGTGTCCATCCTGCAGCACCAGGGGGACGCTCTCCACCGCGGCCGTCACGGCGCCGCCGATGGCGCGGGCCGCCGGCATGCTCTTGGCCCATAGGTGGAGCGTCGCATAGGTGCGCCGGTGGCGGGCCGCCAACGTGAGCGGCTCGCGCACCACCTGCCCCTCGCCGAACACGATCGAGGGGAAGCGCTGGGGAATGCCGAAGCCGTCCACCATGGACGCGGCGGGCACAAGGGCGAGCACGTCCGCATCCGCCGCGAGGCGGGCGAGCAACGCCTTCTGCAATGCCAGATCAGGGCTCACGGCTTCTTCTTCCTCACCACCTTGCGGGTGCCCCTCAGGGACATGGCCGCCTTCAACTTCGCGCCCAGGGAAGCGCCACCCCCCGTGGCCTTGCCCTCGCCGCCGCCGAAGATCGCCTTCAGCATCTCCATGCGGCCTTCAAAGGCCGCCTCGATCTGCGGAATGGGCGTCGCCAGCGCCACCGCCGGAGGCCAGCCGAGCCAGCCGGTGGCCGCTTTGAAGAGCCAGGCGTAGAACTCCGCCAGGCTCACGCGCCGAAAGGGCCGGCAACCTTCTCTTCCTCCGGCTTCACCGGTTTGCCGCCGTTGGCCAGCATGATGACGAAGCGAAGGAGGAGCGGCGTCAGCTCGATCAGACCCACCGCGAACACCTGTTCCTCGGTGGTGCCGCGCTCGTGGTCGCCCCGGCCGAGGCCGAGGTGCACCACGTCCGCCGCCGCCGCGAGGTCGTAGGCCTCCAGCTTCGCCAGGAGCGTGCCGAAGTTCTCGTGCCGCCGGTTGAGCGCCGTCGCGGCGCCCAAGGTCGGCGCGAGGGTGACTTGCCCGCCCGCGAGCGGGATTTCGACGTGCCCCTCCATCATCACGGCGTCTCCGGCTCGGGCTCGGCCGCGACCTCTTCGATGATGGCCGAGTTGATCGCGAGCGAGAACGTGGTCTTCACCACGTTGTCGACGGTGCCGAAGGCGTTCTTCGCGCTCATCACCAGCACGCGCATGTAGAAGGTGCTGGGCGTGCCATCCACCGGCGCGTCATTGGCCACGATCTTGAGGTTGTACTCGTTCTTCGACTTCTCGGCCGCGATGAGCGCCGCCTGCCCCGCGTCCAGGGGATCGCGTCCGCAGATGAGTTCGATGACACCCGCGTCGCGAACGCCCTTGAAGCGCCGCATGCGGCTGTCGCCGATGGCAGAGAAGGTGACTTCGGACGACTCGTCGCCGAACTCGCCGAGGTCTTCCACCTCCTTGATCTCAACATAGCTGTCGCCCTCGAAATCGGTGAGGGCGTCATTGTCGGTGGTGAAGTCGATCGCGGCAGTGGTGCCGAGATAGACCTTTGCATTCGCAGTCGTCGATACAGTCATTTCCGTTTCACCTCGCGGTTTTCACTGCTTTCGACACGGCGCGCTTGATGCGCCCCGTGACCTTCTTTCGATTGAGGCGGACAGCCGGCCAGAAGAACGGCTGTGCTTCAGCTGCCGTGGTGCCGTATTCCACCAGGTGCGCGTACCGGACTTTCGTGTTGCCGGCCGTGACCATGACGGCATTCTCCGGCACCACCTGCTCGCCGCCGGGCTGGGAATAGGGCGGCGTCCGCTGCCCCGCCGGCGTAACCGTGATGCTCTCGATCAACTCGCCGGAGTCGCGGGAGGCCTCCGCCAGCCGCCGCATGTCCGCGGCCAGGTCTTCGCCCGCTTTGCCCAAGGCAGGCTGCACCGCTTCCTTCACCGCTGCGGGAATGGCCTTCAGGCGCCGGTTGAGGCTGGCGAGGCCGCTGTTCTTCGCCATCAGTCGAAGGCCCATTTGCGGTGGGGATTGATGAGGTCGAAGAATCCGAGCGGCACCTCGGAGCCGGAGCCGGTGAGGGAGGTGGCTTCCCGGTTCTCATAGAGGTGCCCGGCATAGAGCTTGAGGGCGTGCCTCAGCGCGTGGGGCACGTCGCCCTCGATGTCGTCGAACAGGCCGCACCATCCCTCGATGAAGCCGCGCGCCGCCTCCAGCATCGAGCCGAGCACGCCGTCGTCCGCGTCGGTGGTGACGTTGAGGTGCGCCTTGAGGTCCGCCAGGGACACGATGTCTGTCGTAGAGGTCACTGCACCGCCCTCCGTTCCCGGCTCTGCTTCCAGCGGTCATGACAGGTGCGGCAGAGCGGCTGCCAGTTGGAGCGGTCCCAGAAGAGCTTGCGGTCGCCCCGGTGGGGCACCTTGTGATCCACCACCGTCGCCGCGCTCGGGCACCGCGCGCACTTCGGATGGACCTTCAGGAACGCTTGGCGCTCGCGGTCCCACTTGGAATCATACCCGCGCTCCCGCGCGCTCGGGCGCCGCGCGTCGGCCTCGGCCTTGCGCCGGCGCTCGCAGATGCACCGCTCGCCCGAGGCAACGCGATGGCCACAGCCACAGATGCGGGGCGCGCGGGTCGGCATCAGTAGAACGCCACGATGTGCGTGGCGGTGGTCGCCGCGCAGACGCGCTTGACGCGGATGGGCAGGATCTGGCCGGGATAGACGTTCTTGAAAGTGGTCTCGTGTTCATCGACTTGACCGATGACCACGAGGTCGCCGGGCCCGCCCACATACAGCGCGCGCGGAACCTCATCGAGATCTGCATCGGCGGGACTCACTGCCTCAAAGCCCAAGCCCTGGCCAGTAACAGTCAGCGCATGGTCTTTGTAAAAATCAAACACCATAGAAGCCTCCGCGGATTGGTGGCGCCGAGCTCATCCCGAGCCCGGCGCCGGCGAGCTTGTCCACCTTGCACCCCACAGTCCGGCTTGCGCCGCGGGCACCGGGCAGGTGGACTTGCCGATATGGGGCGGCCCGCTACGCGCCCTTCAATGACGGGTGCCCTTCCTAGCTCACGCGACGGGCCGCTTACCCGCACCGCCGGACACCAGCACCGCGGCCGCAGGCCGCGGCGAAGTAAGGTCAGCTCGTGGTCATCTTCAGCTTGCGCAGGGCCTTGGCCTGCACGACGCCAGCACCCACCCGGCGGGTGGCGTGAATACGCGTGATGCCCTCGGTGGCGCGGCTGTAGGGGTTCACCAGGATCGACAGGGCGAGCCGGTCGACGATGCGATAGCCGGTGGCGAAATCGCCGAAGATGATCGGAAAGGCATTCTCCTCCACGTCCGGCATGTCGACGGCCTCGACCACCGGCCGGCCGAGGATCATCTCGGGCACATCAGCGGCATACGATGGCTGCCAGATATAGTGGCCATCGACGGTCCTGAGGCTGCGAATGGTCGCGAGGGTGCTGCCGCTCAGGAGCCAGGTGCCGCGCTGGCGGTAGGCTGCCGGCAGGGCGTACATGAGCGCGATCAGGGCATCGGACGAGAGGTTGGTCGCATGGCCGTTGGCCGTGAAGGCGATGCCGGGATCGGTCATGAGGCCCATGGGCTCCAGCACGCCGTCACCTTCGACGAAGGCGAGGCCCTCCTTCTGGCCGAAGTCCTCGGCGAGGGCGAGGCGCACCTCGGCCTCGGCCTGCCCCGCGCTGTCCGCGAGAAGCTGGTTCGACACGTCCACGTAGGTATTCACCTCGCGGATCGGGATTTCGAGCTGGCCGAAGCCGGGCTCGGAAGCCTCGGCCTCCTGCGTCTCACCCTTCCACTTGGCGTTGGTGACGCCGGTGCGCTTGGGATAGGTGACGCTCGGCGAGCCGGTGGTGCGCACGCTGGCGAGGGTGCGGATCGGCGAGAACTCCACCAGGTCGCGCACGAACTCGGTGCTCATCTCGGCCGGCGCCAGATAGCCGCCCTGCGGATCGCTGGAGACGGTCAGGGTCTTCAGCTCATCGACGGGCGCGCGGTCGCCGTGGCGCAGGTAGATGGCGAAGGCCTTGCGCTCCGCGCTCGGGTCGTCCTTCTTCTCGCCGCCGGACGGGCGGTTGAGCTTGGCCTCGATCTTGTCCAGACGCTCGGTCAGGCCCTTGGTCTCCGGCTCCCCCTTGGCGCCCGCTTCGAGCTTCTCGATGCGCTCCACCACCTCGCCCTTGAAGGCGTCCAGCGCCTTGGTCACGACGGCGGCGGGATCGTCTTCCTCGCCCTTGCGTTCGATGGCGCCCAGCGGCGCCGCAGTGTCCTGAAGCATGTTCACCTCTTGCTGATCGCCGTGGCGGCGCGGTTGATGGCCTCGGCGATGGAAAGCGCCGCGGTCGCTGTTTTGGCGGCGGTCACCCGCGCGCCGGGATGCATGGGGACGGTCACGAGAGAAATCTCGAACAGGTCCAGCCCAATGATCGTGCGGCCGCCGCCTGGGCGGACGGTGGCCTTGCGGGTGACGAAGCCGATGGAAAGGCCGCGCACCGCGCCCGCCTTGACGAGGGCGAACACCTCGCGGGCACGGCTCACGTCGTCGATGAGGAGCCGTCCGGAGACGTGGAAGCCGTCCGCCTTCTCGGTGGCGGCATCCCAGGTTCCCACCGGGTCGTTCATGTCGTGGCCGAAGAGCATCGGCAGAGGCAGCGCCGCCTTGGCGAAAGCGCCGGGCTCGATCACGTCGCCCACGCGATCCGGCGCGCCGAACTTCCAGGCCACGCCGCGAACGGCGCCGGCGTCGTCAGCCGCGAGCTTGGTTTCGAGGAATAGCCGTTCCATCACGCCGCCTCCCCGGGCCGGCCGCCGTCTTCCTGCGGAGCCGCTGCGCCTGCTTGGCTGGCGCCAGTATTCGGATTGGCGAAGGCCGAACCCCCCTCATAGGCGGGCAGGCCTTCCCAGGCGCGCACTTCGTTCGGGTTCACAACACGGGATGCGATCAGGCTGGAATAGGCCGTCGCCCGGGCGCCGATGTCGGCGCGCGTGAGGTCGTCGCGCTCGAAGAACACCCGGTGCGTCGGGTACTCGGCCGGGCTGAAGAGCGCGAGCCGGAGCGCCCCTTCGAGCGCACGAAGCCAGGGCTCCAGCGTGTAGGTCAGGAACTCGCGGCCCATCTGCTCGCTGTTCGACCAGGTGGCGCGGGTGAGGTCGAAGAGCATCTGCGGCGGCACCCGGAAAGCGCGGGCGATCTGGAGCACCTGGAAGGCCACCAGCTCGGCGAACTGCGCATCGACGCTGGAGAGAACAAGCTGCTTGTAATCCGCGCCGCCGTCGATGAAGGCCGTATTGCCGGTCTTGCTGCTCTCCAGCATGGCGCGGAACGCCGCCGCCGCCTGCTGGATCGCCCCCGGGGACATGCGCTCCTTGAAGCTCACCATGCCAGCTGGGCGCGAGCCGGAGCCGAAGAGCTTTGCGGCGTGCCGCTCAAGCGTGATGGACAGGCCGATGCTTTCCCGCGCCAGAGACACGGGCGAGCGGCCGAAGGGCGAGCGCAGGTGGATGATGTCCGCCGCCGGCATCTCGCGGCCGCTCAGGAAGTAGCGATAGGCGCCGCTGCCGTCTTCGTGGCGCTGTGCCGTCAGGCGCGAGGGGTCATAGGCGATCAGCTCGAAGGGCCGGCCGCTGACGCGATTCACCCACGCAAGGCCACCCTGATCGTAGAGGAGCGCCGACGCGACGATGTCGCGGATGAACTCGAAGCCGGGCGTCCAGTCGTTCGCGCGATCGCGCAGCAGGATCGCCACCGGGTGCTCAGGCGCTTCGTCCTTACCCACCATCACCTTCGCGTCCAGCGTGGCGACGGCTTCGGAGATGGCGCGCACCGCGGCGCTCAAGGCAGGAACCTGAAGGGCTGTGCCAGGCCCGACGTGCACACCCGCCGCCGTGGGGGCCGACGCGCCGAACAGCGCCAGCAACTCGGCCTCAGGAGAGGCCAGCGACTTGCCCTCGAAGGCAGAGAATATTTTGCGCACGACGCTTAGCATGGCGCAACAATAGTGAAATTGCGCAGCGCTTAGAAATGTTTTTTCACATAAACGACACTGAGACTACTATTTGAATTGATGAATACATATATTCGACTGCATTCAATGCTTGAGAACGATCTATTGATAGGTTCGCATGCATTCAAATATCGACGTGTGCGGGCGACATGCGAAGCGATAGGCGACGCACGCGGACACCCACCCAGCCACCCAGGCGAGCACCATCAACCCCTTGCCGATGAAAGGAAAAAGGTCTGTATGGCCTCCATCGCGCGCAAACTTTCCCCGCCGGTCCTTGCCGGGGTGGAGGAAGACGGAAACCACCCCCCTCCCCCTCTCGTCGGCGTCGGGTCACCCGCCGGGCGGTGCATGCGCCTCCGGCCTCGGCCGAAGCGCTGTGATGCGCTGCGCAGCATCACCACGGCCGCGCCCGATCCAAACCTCTGAGCACTCGCCGGCATGGCGGGGCCGCTGCCGCACTCAAGGATCGAGCCGGGCCAAGGTCGGTCCATGCTCAGTCCATAGAAGCCACACCCCAAGAACCGTTAATCCTCAATCGCTTGTCCATACAGTCCATACTGTCCATACAGATATGACAAATCCATGCGCGCATGTGTGTGCACACGGGCCACCAAAGCAACTGCATGGACGGCATGGACAAGCGCGGAGAACGCTCAATTTGGCCCACCCGCTCGCATGGACCGAGCATGGACCGAGCATGGACCGCATGGACTGACTGTCAGCCCTCAGGTGCATCCCAATGCAGCGGCTGTTCTAGCGCGCTCTCGAAGTGCTCTCGGCAGTCATCGAGTGGCGGAAACACGTAACACCTCACCCGCTTCTGCTCGCCATCCACCGACATCATTGGTCGCGAGCTGGAAAGACGAGGCACCAACTTATTAAGAGCTATCCCCATCTCTTCAGGTGAACGCCGCCTGCGCTCCCCCACGCTTTCGCAATACCTGATGTAATCTTGATAGACCTCATCCCTGGGCGCCATCGCTACCCAACTCACATGCGAAGAGGTCACTGTACCCGCACTCAACCGGCCATGCCACCATGCATCGACGCTATCGAGGCTTCGAAGCTTCTGCTCAAGCAGCGCATCGGTGCGCGGGATCTTGCGCAGGTCCACCTGCCCGAGGTCAAAGTGCAGGAGGTCATAAAGCAGGGCCTCGCGCCCGCCATTGGCGAGCTGCTCTTCCATCTCGCGGAAATAGTCGGTGTTCTGTGCCACCCGCGGGTTCACGTCGAGCACACAGAACCGGCGTTCGTCCTTGCCGGCCGGAACCACCCAATCCTCGTTCGAGGTCATCATCAGCCGCACGAAGTTGTCGAGCCGGATCGGATCGATGCCCTTAGCCTCGATCATTTGGAAGGTAGACGTGACGAGGCCCTTCAGGCGGCCCTCGGCCGCCTTGTCCCCCGCCCACACCGCTTCCTCGGCCTGGAGGAGCAAGCACCCCGCCATGTGGGCGTTAAACTGGCCGGTGACATAGCGGGGATCGTCAACCGCGAAATAGTGCGCCTGGAACAGGGAGCCCACCACCTCGCCCACCTTGGTCTTGCCAGTACCCATCTTGCCGCGCATCACAAGCGCCGTGCCCACGCGCTCGCGCGGTCGCTGCACCATGTGCGCGAACCAGCCGAAGACCCACCGGAAGAGGCCTTCGTCGCCATCGCAGACGTTGTTCAAAAGGTGATCGCGGAGGATGCTCCAGCCTCCATCCCCATGCTGCGGAACCACTGAGAATCCGCGCCATAGGTTGAGGTAGCCGGGCGTCCCCACGGCACCATCAGGGTTCGGGAAGAATTCAATCCCCGCATACTGACGCCGGCGCTTGTCAACGAGCCACCGATGCGCCCAAGTCGTGCCCCTCTTCCCGTCATCAGCAGGCCCGGGCGTGTAGGTATTGAGAAGCCAGTCGCGGAACGCGCTGATGGAGATGATGCGCAGGCGGCCGTCTACCGGCCCATCCGGAAGCTCGCGCACTATGACCGCCTTCGAACCGATCAACACCAAGGCCCACTCGCGATTCATCCGCACCACGTCGTACCACTCCGGTCCACCGCCTTCACCGGGTGCGGACACCTTCACGCTCAAGGGCTCATCATCGTTCGCCGCTGATGTCGCCCCATCGCCGCGCACCAGCGCGGCAATGCGCTCCTCCGGCGTCAGATCGACGCCTGGCGCCGGCGAGCCGCCGGCGGTGGGGTTGTGCGGCCCAGCCGCTTTCTTTCGCGTCACCCCCCCCTCACGCGGCCTTGATCGGTTCGCTCGTGGAGCGTCGCGCCGGGCCGAGCCGTTCAACGATCCAGGCGTCGAGATCGGCGCGCTCATAGACCACGCGCCGCCCCACCTTGTGGAACAGCGGCCCAGCCACCCCCTTCGCGCGCCACATGGACAGTGTTGCCACTGCGACGCTGCACCCCAGGCGCGCGCTCAGGTATTCCGACGCCTCCACCGGAACCATGCGGCGATGGCGGAAGAAGGCAGGCTCCGGATTGTCGTTCGCGGCCTCAGACATGGGAACCCACCTCCATCGCGGGGCTGATTTTGCCGAAGTTGCCCTCCAGTCCCTTCGCGCAGTTCTCGGCGAGGTCGCGTGCGACCCACGCAAACGCTCCCGCGCGCTCGCTTTCGCCGCCGCCGGGCTCGCCGACGACTTCAACGAGCGCATCAAGGACGTGATAGAGGTGCCACATATCGGAAATGGCATCGTTCAGGTCGTAAGTCCTGGCCCGGGCGGCGCAGGCCTCGCGGATTGCCTCGATCGCGACAGTGCCCTTCGGCCTGCCTTTGGGCATGGAAGCGGCGTTTGCCGCGGCGGATTGCTTCGGCATCGGGGAGTCCCTCTGGTGAAAGTAAGGGGATCAGCCGGCGGATGCCGCCGGCTGGTGCGCCGTGACGCGCTCCATGCGCTCGCGGAGCGCTCGGACGATTTCGGAATTTTGGCTGGATCGATTCTTTACTGCCTCCGCCAGGACCCATGCCTTTAGGTCGGCTGGAAGGCGGAGAAGCACCCTTGGGGTATCCTCACGCTCGTTCATAAAGCACCTATAGCGACTCGACACATTAACCATGATATCAAGTCGCTATATATGTCAAGTCGCTATCATAGCGATGATATCAAATCGCTATTATGATTGAACGCATGGCTACGAAACCAGCGAAGAAGTCCGCCCCGAGCGACACCCTCGACAAGTTCATGCTGCGCATGCCCGAGGGCATGCGCGAACGCATTGCAAAGTCGGCCAAAGAGAATAATCGATCCATGAATGCCGAAATTGTTTCGCGCTTAGAGAGATCGCTCTCGCCGACAATTACTTTTAATGTAAAAGATAATTACAGTTATTCAGAAGTTGAAACACTATTTAATAGCATGAATGCTCGCATGGAGCGACTTGAAGACAGAATTCTAAAACTTCTTGATAAACGATGATACTCCTATACTCAGCAGAAACGCCAAATATAATGGAGGATAGCATGGGTGATTTTGATGATGAAATCGAAAATCTAAAGAAAATGCGCGATGATTTCGTTGATGATTTGAAATTCTGGAGTCTTGATAACAAAATATTTCGAAATGGAGAGGATAAAACCAGCGAATACAAAGAACGCATCAAGGGCAATATCGATCTAATCGATATTCTAATTGCGGCTTACGAATCTCATAACCAATAAAAAACCCGGACACGTCGCCGCGCCGGGGTTGCCTTTTGATCCGTGAGCTAGCGGTACGTCAAGTTCGTGTCGCAAGTCAACTGCGGCCTGGATTCTTCATTTCGCAGACCGATCAACCTTGCCACCCGATTCGCCGCGCATGGCTCCGGCAATCTTGCGCGCCGTCGCGTCGGCCACCGCCTTGAGCGGATCGTCCCTCAGGTGCGCGTAGATCTCTGTCGTGCTGGCCTGCTTGTGCCCCAGCACCTTGCCCACCAGGTAGAGCGCCGCCCCGTCCGCCACCGCGAACGACGCGAAGGAATGCCGCAGATCGTGCAGCCGCAGCTCCGGCATGCCCGCCTTCGCCCGCACGTCGCCCCAAGCCTTCGGGACACCGGAGATGCGGCCCCATTTGCCGCGGGTCGCGGCGAAGACGTGGGGCTCACCCTTCACCCTGCGCACGTCGGCCAGCACCTCGAGCGCCGGCGCCGCCAGCGGCGTCACCTTGGCGCCCGTCTTCGAATCGGGAAACCGGATCATGCCGCGCCCGAAGTCGATCCAGTCCCAGCGCAGGTTTTCAATCTCGCCGAGGCGGCAGCCGGTGAGCATGAGCAGGCGGAAGATGCCGGCATAGACCGCCGGCAGCGCCGCCTCGTCTTCCAACACGTTGATGGCCTCGGCGAGCTGCGCGACCTCCTTCTCGGAGAGGAACCGCTCAACCTTCCCCTGCTTGAAGAGGCGCACACCCGAGCCCGGATTGCCCGCGATGAGGCCTTGATCCTTGGCGAAGGTGAGCATGGCCTTCAAGGTGGCCGTCGCCCTGGCCGCGATGCCGCGCCCGCCCTCGATGCGCCGGCGGCCCTGCCTGGCCTTGGTGGCACGCGCGCTCTTGCCGTCCGCGACATCCGCCTGGAAGCGCTCGACATCCTGCTTCGTCAGGCGGGCAATGTGCTTCTCGCCGATGAGGGGCCGCACGTGAGCGGCGAGAAGGCCCCTGTCCGTGTCCCAGGAGCGCGCCTTCTTGTTCGGCCGCGAGGCGGGCCCGTTGGCAAGGTAGAGGTCTGCCAAGTCGGAGACGGTCACGGCCGCGCGCGCGCTCGCCTTGGCTGCCAGCGGGTCGGCGCCCTCGCGGATCTCGTGCAGCAGCTTGCGCGCCTTATCCCGGGCCGCGTCGGCAGTCCAAGGCGAGCCGTGCTTGCCGATGGTGAACTCGCGCCACCTCCCCTCGGCCGTGCGATAGGCGACCACGTAGGACTTCACTCCAGCGGGCGTGATGCGCAGCCCGAAGCCCTTCAGTTCGGCGTCCCAAATCATCACCTTGCGCTCGCCGGCCGGCGCAGCGGCGTCCACCACCCTTTTCGTGATTTTCGGCATGTCCCATCGCCCCGCCAAGTCAGCACCAAGTCAGCAGCAAACGCCAACTCAGGGCAACCCCAACGGTCGGGCGTATATCTCGGAAATCGTGCAAGATGCTGATATTTATGCGTAAATAATTCTACACATACATCCGCATAATTGCGTCAATCTCAAAATCGGAGCACTCGAAATGCGGCATACGGGCAACCGTATCGGGGGTTCGAATCCCCCCCTCTCCGCCATTTCAGTCCTTGAGTGGGCACTGAATTTACGCCGCTTTTTCCGGTGAGCGCCTGAAGCAGCCGGGTTTTCGATCCCATGATCCGAACTTCGCCGTCCGCCACCTCGACACGCTGGGCGAGCGCGCGCAGGTGATCGCGGCGATAGCCGCCGCCTTCGAGGCGGATGCGCTGGCGGGCTGTCTTGGCGAAGGTGCGGACCATTTGCGGGGTGATGGCCTTGGCGCCCGAGTTGTCGAGCATCGCCTGCGCCCGCTCAGCGTCGGCCTTCGCCTGATCGCGGATGGCCTTGAGGCCATCGATGCGGTCTTTCAGGGCTGGGTCGTCAATGTCCGCCACGCCTGCTTCGATGGCGTCGTAGAGACGCTTGAGGCGCAGTTCCGATTCGGACGCACGCTTGTTCATTTCGGCGATGTGCTCACGGCGGCGTTCGGATTGCTCCTGCCGCCGGTCGATAACACTGGCGAGGATGGTTTCCAGCCGCTCGGGCTGGAGAAGCTGATCTTCCAGATGGCTGGCGACCAGATCGTCCAGCTTGTCCATCGGCACGGCCATGCCCTCGCAGGCGGTCGGCCCCTGTCGGGCTTTCATGGAACAGGCATAGTAGCGGTAGCGCCCGCCCTTGCCGGTGCGGATGGTCATGGCCCCGCCGCACTTGGCGCATTGGATCAGGCCAGTGAGCATCGTCGGGCCGCTGATGACGGCGGAAGGCATGACCTTGGGATTGCGGGCCTTGAGCAATGCCTGCACGGTGTCGAACATCTCTCGGTCGATGATCGGCGGAACCTCTACCACCACGATCTCGCTGACCGGCTTCAGTTCTTTGGTCTTGCTGCGCTTGTTGAACTCGTGCTCGCCCATATAGGTGCGGCGCGTCAGGATGCGGTGAACCTGTCCGATGCCCCAGCGCCCGCCGTCGCGCGTGAAGATGCGGCGGCTGTTGAGGTAGCTGACGATGTTCTTCACGCCCATCTGGCCGGTCGTGCCATCGCCCTCCAAGGCAAGGCGATAGATCAGCCGCACCGTGTCGGCATGAAGCGGGTCGATCTCCAGCTTCTTCTTGGTCTTGGCCCCGCGCTGCTCGGCCGCGACGACACGGTAGCCGATAGGAGGAAGCGAGCCATTCCAGAAGCCTTGGCGGGCGTTCTCCTTCAAGGCCCGCATGACGTGCTTGGCGTTTTCCTT